GTCATGTTCGCGACAAATATACGACGTTAAGTACTGGGGAGGTTTTGACAAACCGGGCACACAAGCCGATCACGAATATGAAACAGGCGTTGATGTAGAGGAGTCAAAGAAGTTAGTAACTGGCTGCCCACACTGTAATAAATCATACTGCGACTAAACTAATTTAACCGGGATACATCATCCAAGAAAAGAGGAAACATGAGCGAAAGGATAATTACCAAAGTTCTCGTCGGGTCACGACTGCATGGCCTCCATACGGAACAGTCAGACTACGACTACCGTGGCATTCATATTAATAGTCTGAAAGACGTTCTAAGCCCTTTTCAGACTCTCAAGAATACATCATGGATAGAAGGCGAAGTTGACGATACAAGCTATGAGCTAGCCGATTTCTGCAAGCAAGCTATCCACGGAAACGCCACGATCCTCGAAGTGTTCTTTAGTGATCAAATTATCGGTTCTTCACCTATTGCCGACGAAATGCGTGCCAACTGGCAGAAATTCATGGACACGAAGAACTTTGTGAACGCCTCTCGTGGGTACGCCCACAACCAATGGAACAAGTTCTATAACTTTGAAGATGTTGGCGGCAATGGCCAGCACCGCACCGCTAAGTTTGCCGTCGCATTCCTAAGGGTAATGTGGCAGTGTGAACAGTTCCTTCTCCATGGTGAGTTTAAATGTAACCTTGAAGAATCTGATCTATACCCACTGCTTAAAAAAATCAAGCCATTGTCCGTCCAAGAGATTAAGCCGCTCGTGCCAGAGGTTGTCGCAGCAATGGGCGAAATGGATCGTCGTGTATCAGTGGCTATGGCAGACAGCAAGTTTATGGATATGAAACCAGATATTAAATGGATTGAGGAGTTTATCTACAATGCCTACACTTCCTAAAGCAGTCATATGCGATATAGATGGCACGCTTGCTCACATGAATGGCCGCAGTCCTTACGACCCCACACGCTACAACGAAGACACCAAAGACCACTTTGTGCATAAGTTGTTTAGCCTCCTAACATCACACGGAGAAACCCGCATCATCGTTAGTGGCAGATCTGAAGAGTACCGCGATGTAACCGAACGGTGGCTGTATGACCACGGTGTTAGCTACAAGCACCTCTATATGCGTGACCCCACCCGAGTTGATGAAAAAGGCAACAGAGTAAACGACGCCATTATTAAGCGCGAGATTTACGATACCTACATAAGAGACAACTATCAGGTTGTATGTACTATTGACGACCGTAACCGCGTTGTTGAGATGTGGCGCAATGACTTAGGCCTTATATGCCTACAAGTAGCAGACGGAAACTTTTAACCCACAGGCTCAATAGGAGCCAGAAAGGAAATATATGGAAAGCATAGTACCCACCCAAGAACGCAAGAAACCTCTGCTGTGTAAACTCGGTTTACATAAGTGGAGTCGTCATCACAGTACTAGCGAGTTTTATAAGAAGTTTTTCGTCTGCACCGGGTGTGGCAGGTGGCGAAGAAACATAGCACCTGAACGCTAACCACAAATGAAGGAAACTATGAACCAGCAACTTAAAATATATCTGAGCTACATAACAATATTCGCTCTATGCCTCGGAGTTTACCTAGCGATAGTAGGTAAACTCGATCTTCTCGCAATGTTAGCCGGAGCTGCTCTTATGGTGGCTCTCCAGGCGTACTTCAAGGATCAAGATGCTAAATAAACTAACCTCCTGGTTCAAAACAGAGTGGACTAGGTTACATATAAAGGAGTAAATATGAACGACTTTAAAATACTGGGATGGCTACTTGTACTTGCGGGGTCATTCTTCATATCGCTTGCGACCGACTGGTATGTTGGCCCATCTGTTGCGTTGATGATAGTTGGCAACGAGCTAATTGAGCACATACGCGAGAAAGAGAGGAGTAAGAGGTATGAGAGAGATCAAGTTTAGAGCGTGGCAACCGTTTAGATCACTGCATCGTAAGCCTGGCATGTATGAAGTGTCGGACATCGCTTTCTATCCAGCCAACGGCGGAGGCGAAGCATTCTTGGCCCTACATGGCGAGGAGTCAAAGAGTAGCGAGTACCTGGAAGATATTCATCTCATGCAGTACACCGGCCTCAAAGACAAGAACGGGGTGGAAATATATGAAGGGGACTTATTAAGCTCGGATCACACTACTAACGCTCGCAACGCCCCACAGATCGTTGCGTACTCTATGCTACCTGTCCACGGAGATTATCAGGAATCATATGGATACACGTTTGACTATAGAGCAGAAGAACTTGAAATTGTAGGCAACATCTACGAGAACCCTGAGTTGCTGAAAGACTCTAATGTTCAATCTTAAATCCATATTAAAAGACCTCAAGTTCCAACCCCCAAAATGGATCCCTAAAAACACAGGCAAACGCTACTATCACCGTTGTATAGTCGTATCTCACGTCAACCCAGATACAGAGTGCATCTTCGTCTTTAGTAGTGAAGAGAAAGCTAAGCGTTGGAAAAAGGACACTGAAGAGTCAGTAAGCCACCCCGAAGTAATAATAGATAAAATAGAACGCCCTAGTAAGGAAGGATGGATGTTATGAGTAAATCTACACAACAAGCACTAGAAGACAGCAAGCTAACCCAACACCTGGAAAAGCTTCTACTTCACGACGAAACCTGTACGCTGATGCCAGATCCGCAAGGATGTTCTTGTGGCGCTCTTTTAGCAAGACTCGACCTGAAGTCGTTTATCAAACAACGTGAAGTGCAAGCACATGAAGACGGTTTCGTAGCGGGCTTTTTAGCTGGCCGTAATATCCCGCAGGGTGATGTCGAACAATTGGACTACGACGAAGCCGTATTAGCTCACAAAATATATAGCCCATCCTACTTCAACCGTGACGTGAAAAGGCTATCCCTAACCACCAATAAGGAGAAGAAGTCATGAGTACTGAATCAATAGATAAAGAGCTATTCGAGCTTTGTAAGGAGGTAGTTACGAGAACAAGTTGGCAAACGAAGGAGGTGTTTGAGTCTAACAGTATAGACTTTTACGAAATAGGTAAAGCCAAATTATACAATATTCCAAGATATACGAGTGACTATCTATTGGACAGGTTGCCACAGCGTATGGGAAATGTCTCCTCATCGCAACTCAACGTAAGGCACAATACTAGCGGTTGGTCGGCATCCTATAGTCAGTTTTTTACAGAAAGAGCCGATACTCCGTTAAAAGCCCTCCTAAACCTAGTAATAGCCCTAGACGACTCCAAGGAGCTATCTCATGAATAGTGATAAAGACCTACGTACCAACTTAAACAAGTTGCTCGACTTCTTTACAGAACCAGGAGGAGGTGAGAAGCATCTCATAGATCTCGAAGATGACATCATGCAACTCATCTCAGAGCGTGACACCAAGAGAGATGCGTACATAATCGGTGACGACATCAATATCAGTAACTTCGCCGAAGATAGCAAAGACGCAATACTTGCTGCTGGATATAATGATGCAAAATTTCACGCCCGTCAACGAGCTAAAGAATGGAGAGAACAATGACCAGATTCTTTGCAAATGGCACCCCCGAGTCAACAGAACAGCTCATGAAACAGCTGGATTCTCAGCCGAGCGAAAAAGTACGCACAGAAAGAAAGGTTCAACCGACCACACAGAATAGCGAACTAAGAGAAAAGCTTTCAAGGATTGTCGAACATGACGAACTTGGCAGATTTGGAGAACGATGCGATGGGCAATATGAGTGTATATGTGACGATTCGTTTTCTCCTTATAAAATACTTACTGACGAGATGTCTCTTGATGAGGTAATGAAACTCGTCAACTCAGAAGTAGTACAAGTACTGGATAGGCTTCTAGAAACCTCGTTCGATCAAGGCAACACCTCGTATATATTCAAATCTAAGGTCGAAGCAGAAAAGAGTAAATATGAGTAGGGCTGTATTTTACAAAGGTTCGTTCTTTGGTAAACAGAAATACCCATGCGAGGTACTTGGAAGATTTATGCTATGGAAAGTAATTCGGTTCCCAACTATATGGGACGAGTCCTGGGAGTCATATAGCATACGAATTAAATTCTTTTGGAACGTAGAGGAGTAAATATGAAACAGAATAGCCCTATGAATGATGAAGAGATCCGAGAAGAAGTCGAGAGTGCCTTGATGCACTTCTGTGAGCTTGCTGTATCCGGTGACCCCGAAGAAGAGTTAGGTAGGGCAACTGAAATCGTGTTTGACCTCATCAAGTCCCGCGACCACCAAATAGCCTTGGCTGTACGCTTCAAACTGGCACAAGAGTTCGTTCAGGCTGGAAAGGTGAAGTTGGCTCCAGGTATGTACGAAACCGACAACGAGCAGATCGGTAGGTATGTACGCAAGAAGTTCCTAAGTTTAGTAGAGGAAAGAGGTGAATATGAAGACTAGAACATTCCACTTGTACCGACCATATAAAGAGGCTGATGGCATTAGCTATCTCGATGCTGAAATAAGCCCGCTTGAGGGGTGCGTCTTTTCGGATGGCTCAGTTGCCGTCCGATGGCTGACGCTCAACCATAGCACCGCCGTATGGCCCTCACTTGATGACTTCTTAGCCATTCACGGACACTCCGACTATGGAAGTTTCATTGTATGGGACGATACGGGAGAGAAGTATGTTGTGGACAAACAGGCCGAGTATCTGAGTATAGCTACCCTTAAACAAGAACAGAAAGGAAAGCAATGGGAACAATAACTCACCTCTACTATCGTGACATCACCAATGATGACTCGATGGATACTAACGCAATTAAAGACCTGATTAGCATGCTGAAAGACTACTTACGTGAAAAATCAGGTGAGGAGGAATAACATGTGCCTCCCCTTTTGCCATAAGTGGAAAACAGTTGACGTTAGTATATCAAGGACTTACGCACCCGACAGCGATGGCACTGACTTACCCATATCTATCCATAGAATCATTCAGCAGCAGTGCGAGAAGTGTGGAAAAGAAGTAGTCAGGAGATTTAAAACATCAATATATGGCTAGCCAATGCCCCAGCAGCCTAGCAATATAAGAAAAGGAATCTATGATCGAAGAAATAATATCCCCAGTATACTTGGTTGGCGGTTCAGTACGTGATACGCTGCTTGGCCGTGAACCTCATGACCATGATTACGCAACGCCACTGCTCCCTGACGAAATAGAAAGCAAAGTTAAGGCCGCCGGAAAACGAGCCTATGGCATCGGTAAGCGCTTCGGCACAATCGGGTTTAATCACGAGGGTAAGTTCATAGAGGTTACCACATTCAGATCTGAACAGTATGGTAAGACCCGTAAACCAGAGGTGCAGTTTGTCACCTCTATAAACGAAGACTTGTCACGCCGAGACTTCACTATCAATGCCATCGCTTTGCGAGGAACTAGATACATAGATCCCTTTGATGGTAGAAAAGACATTAAGGCTAAGATCATTAAAGCCGTAGGTAACCCATCAGAACGCTTTAATGAAGATCCTCTGCGTATGCTACGTGCCGCACGATTTGTCGCACAACTTGGCTTTGCTATCGAGCCTAAGACGTTTGCCTCTATCAAAAAGAGCGCTCACAAAATACTAGGTGTGAGTAAAGAGCGCTGGATACAGGAACTAGACAAGCTGTTACTTGGAGATCATGTAGCAGATGGGCTTAGAGTGCTAGCCGAGACTGATCTATTAAAGTTCCTGCTACCTGAACTACGCCTACAAGTGGGATACGATCAAAATAGCGACTGGCACGAACTAACTCTACTTGAGCATACAATCGCCACAGTCGGAAAAGTACCAAAAATACTAAACTTGCGGTGGGCTGCACTACTACATGATATTGGTAAACCCTTTGTAAGGACGGATAACAAGCGCGGCTCAAGCAACTACGTATTCCATGATGCTATTGGTGCAGAGCTGATTTACGGCATAGGAAAACGCCTCAAGTGGTCAAATGAGCGCTTGAGGATTGTGAAGGAGCTAGTTGGTTACCACTTAGATGATGCAAGTCCATTGCGGCAGGCCGATAACTCAAGCAAAAGCAAACTCCAGTAAGTGGTATAATAAGATCAGTCAAACGAAAGTTTGAATTTGGACACAAGCAAATAACTCCCCGTTAAGGGAGTTATTTGCTATACAGAGATCCGATAAAAATACGCATATTCCCTCACAATAAGTTGTAGGAGGTGATTATGATCACAAAAGCAGGCATATTCAAGGTAGGGAACCAATTTATGGCCATAGCGTACATAAAAGGAGCAAGGATAGAGAGTCCTTTACTAGATAGTGAAAAAGAAGCTATAAAATGGATAGCATATTGCACATCTCTATCTGTTGTGCTATACTAAAGGTAATTACTTGGAACTAATTAATCGGCTTTTAGTTTGAATACTTATAGGGTGTCCTATTCCGCCAGTTTAGGGCATCATAGGGCAGCACAACGGACGTAACGTACACACTTGAGAGAGTGCAGGTTACTATTTTCCACGTTGTCTCCCTACGAGTATTCAAACGTTTACATGGAGACAAGTGGGCAAGATTCTAGAAAAGCTTACCGATGGGGCATAGTAGACAGCCAGCCTGGGGAGTAGTTAGTAAGTCTGGGCATATCTCCCGACCCATCCTTGTCTTGTCTCCATATTCGTGTCTTGATACGACTTCAGGTGATGCCCACCCTTACCTGGAGTCTTACTAAAACAGGAAGGAGATAGAATGAAGCTAAACATTGAAACAGTTCTAGGGGCAACACTCCTTATTTTGGCTGGTTTGGTCATTATCTCCACAATGCTGTTTACATCCTGGATGGACACAAGGGTGAGCGTATCGTGTCACGAACTAAAAGAAATGCATTTCAAAGAGATGCCGGCGAGGTGTGTGTGAGCTACTATTTGGAAATACTACAAAAAAGAGGTGTCGTCCTGACGCACGAACAGCAAGTGGCATGGAAAGCTATCAAGGGGTCAAACAATATCCCTTCTCTAAGGAAACCAGTGAACAGGATGCGTATCAAAATGGATGAATTAGTCAATAAACAGGGGTCAAGGTGATGGATTTAGATAAGAAGCTAGAAGAGATACTTAAAAAAGGCACGTTTGCCGCTGAAGGCACAGATAAGGTGTTCTTCACGTTTGATGGTATCGTCGGGGAGGTTAAACAAGCCTTTATAGATGATGGATGGGTACGAATACCCCAGGTAGAGCTTGAACATCACCCAGATGCCATCACACCGACACTGTACACGGTAAATGGTAAAGAGGTTCTAACTCAATCAGGATGGGAAGCAAAGGCTATTAAAGACGGATGGGTACACATGTCAAACCTAGCTCCCAGTAACTACATGACAGGTCAAGAATGGTACGACAGATTCGACGAAGCATACAGAGATCTAGCGGTATATCCCGTACCAAATCCGCTCCATTTAGTAAAAATAGATAGTGTCAGACATGCCGCCAAGAAAGCAGCAGGTATAGAGTAATGACTCGTAGCAAGTTGGACGAAGCCCTAATGGATCTTGTTAGTGGCAAAGAATACCACGAAGACCTTGTTGATATTGTGGCTGCTATCAAGAAAACGGTTATAGACGCCTTACCACCCGAATACCCCGACAGTTGGCAGGGCAATCAACCCCAGCTAGCGTTTGAGCTAGGACGACGACAATACCACAAGGAGGTCCTACGCTTGCTGGAATCATCTAATAAGGAGACTAAGAGTGAGTAAAACTATAAAACAAGCCAACGGAAGTGAGTACGGGTGTATATTCTGTGGCACGATAACCTACTTTGAGGACAAAGGAACCGCTTACTGTATCGACTGCTACATAAAGCTACGAAACAGCGCTCATACCCACGACCTACCGAAGAACATACCTATTTCTCCACTTCCAACGATAACTCCCAGCCCTTGGCCTCAGTTTCCAGGTGGAGTAGTTATATGTTGACCCCACTAGATAACCAAGAACTGGATAAAGAACTAAAACGAATAACAAACAACTTGTATGTCGACGGCCTAGAGGCGCATCTGCCTGCCAGTAAGCGAAGGGACTTGGGTTCTTCTTCTGACCCGATTGGGGACACTCAAGAAGCACTAAGGCGTCTACTCCTCTCCGAAGCTCACAGGATCGGTATGGAAGCTATAGGAGAAGATGGTAAAGTCCACGGACATATGCGCCCTCAAGGCTATCCTTCCATCGACCTAACCGAGTCGTATAGAAATGACCTTCGCAAAGAGCAACGCCAAAAGCTATCTGAACTAACAGGAGTAAGTGATGAGTAAATTGTTAATAGTCACAAGTCTTTGGTCGGCTTACCGGCATTATATCGAGGAGAACGGCCTTAAGCTGAACAACACGAAGCGTATCAACAGCCTAGAAGATGTGCGAGGTTTTAGCTCACTAGACAAATACATTGTGCTGACTCCACCAGATAAAGATTTGGTTGAAATATTAGACTATATGGAGCATCACGGTATAAAGAAGGCAACCAGATGACTGACACCTTCGTAACAAAGATTAAACTAGAAGAGCGTGCAGCCAATCAGAAACACTGGTCAGGTAAACTCAGAGACGCCATAAGAACAGGAATGTCCCACAAAGGTGATATGATGAGCAGATATACTAAGATTATTGGTAATGTAACAGATATAGCAAACGAAATGGAAGTACAGGCAAGGGAATATGAGTCTGATGTCAGAAAGCTGGAAGTGTGAGCAGGGCTAATGCACAGGTGAAGTTTCCTGATGGGACTATCAAACATGGGATTTATAACGGTACGGTCGACGTTTATATGCCTTTCCTAAAGGACTCGAGTGAAGAAGCATGGAATACGTGGCAAGTATATCGTGAAGGAGGGTTTAACGACGATCTATTTGAGAACCCGGCTGATACTCAAGTGTTCGATGTTGAAATAGCAGATGCCTACGGGGGTGGCGATTGCTACATTGGTAAAGCAACTAAATCACAGATTGTTAGTACTACTCTAGCAGACGATATGGAGCGTAAAGGGAACGGCGGTAAACCTGACTGGTGGGTGAAGGACTAGAATATGACAAAGAAATCAACAGTCTCTCCTCTTAAGCCTCTTACAGCCAAGGAAAAGATCATGGCAGATGCATTTCTTAATTCAGGAAAGAAGATCTCCAAGGTAAAAGCTGTTATGGAAGCCTACCCAAATGCTAATTACGTCAGTGCTAGGAGCATGGCAGCAGAAAACTTCGCAAAACCACGCATCCAGGCTTATCTCGCTGACCACGAGGAAGAGGCACAACAGACTATCGTGGAAATGATGAATCAGAGAGATGATAAGCGGTTGGCGTTGGATGCAGCAAAAGACATCCAGGACCGGGTTCACGGCAAGGCTAAACAAATGGTAGAGGTCAATTCTACCTCTGTTAGCATGTCCATAGATCTCACAGGAGGCGCTGTAGTCGCTTCTAAGGCCCCTGAAACGAAAGAGCTGGACTCGTAGTCATCTTGCTCAAGAAAGTTATGTGTCTGGAAATGTATATTGTGCGACGTATAACTCTTGACACACCACGCTAACAGGGGTAGACTGGAGACAGTATCTACTTAACACGCAGACTACTACTTGAAAGCCGGTGACAGTTCTCGATACTGACTACAATTAACTCATGTATGGTATACCACACGCTGTGTGGTTGTTTGCGTATGGCATATATAAAAGTACACACAGAGAAATAATCTTCCTGCTCGACCCACCCCCCATGACTCTTGCCTTTCGAAGCTACTCCGCCAATCTGTATATATAAATATAAACGGTAGTGTCTTCACCCCTCTCCCAAACCCCGTCTAAACTTGACCCCACCCCTCAAACAGTCTATGCTAAGCACATGATACTGGCGGATCTTGTAAAACCTGCGACCGAAATACTAGGAGACAAGTGGACTCCTCATTTACTAAGCGCCTTCTTCTCAGGGACATCCCGCTTCACTCCATTACAGGAGAAATTAAAGATAAACCCCCGTACTCTCTCAGCCCGTCTCCTCGCTCTAGAAAAAGACGGAATCATCCTAAAATCCTACCCCCATCCAAATTCCCACTGTGAATACCACCTCACGCAAAAGGGAAAAGACCTATACCATATACTGAGAGAAATGGAAGTCTGGAGCGAGAAGTATTATAATCCGTAAGAATTTAACTCCTTGACCATACTAGACTTGGGAATCTTTTCGTCATTCTTTAATCCGTATTTTAAATGCAGAACAAGATAACGCAAAGCATCTGGCCCGTGGTCGTCCTCTTTCATCGGTAGCTCAGAAGGGTTCCTATCGGGTTTGTCCTCGGGATATTTGTACGCTTCCATCTCTTTTATGATGTTCGTACACACCGACGAGAAAAATAAAGTAGGTTTCGGCTCTCCGATTAACTGAATCCTCGGTTTGAGCTTCTGCCTTATCAGATCAATCCCATGGATAATTGAGTCGGCTCGTTTTACTACAGGAACAATTGGCCATCCTTCCGTTAGTAAAGTCTCAATCGCGTCTTTAGCCTGCGAATCCCCAACCATCAACGTTAATCTCAAATCCGCGATCTTATCTCTTACGCGGGGCATAACATCTTTTAGTATCTGTTCTCTTCCGTAAACCTCATCAAACACCCACCAGTTCTGATCTTTATCTATCCCTACGAGCGGAACGGCGGTTGTGTGCCATCCGAAGTCAATTCCTGAGTAGACGGTCATCTCATGTAGGGGCGGGACCTCTGAGGGTTTAACAACGTGGATCTTTCTGTCGAATTGCGGGTAGACGGCTCCTTGAACAGCTCTAAATTCCAACTCAACTTCTTGTAAAAAGGTTGAAAGCTTCCCTTGTTTTTCGGCTTCTTTTCGTTCTTCCATAATGAAATCCTTTTTTACGTATGGTGAATCTCTCCACGTTGCCTCGAGGTAAAACCAGCGGGCGTCTTTTTGGGCATATTGAACAAGGTCATAAAAGTGATTGTAACCACGGGGTGTTCCCATGAAACACGCCCATCCATCGGTGGTTGTAAAGAAATGCTTATAAACGGCGTCCCAGTTATTAGGGTCTTGATCGGCATACTCGTCAAAGATTATTCCGTTTGCCTTAAACCCACGGTGGGAGTCGGCCTGGTCGCTTCCTAACAGTTGAATTGTGGAGCGGGGCTTATCCGTATCGTGGTTAACGATTATCTTTTCACCGGTTGGAAGAATAATCTCGGTATCTTTTATGTAGTTTAATTCTATTAAAAGGTCTTGCTCGTTCTTTTTATAGATGAGTTCCTTCGGGATCAACGGAATGTACTGTCGCCATACAACTTCGTGGGCTTGCTTGTATGTCTTAAAAACAATGAAATACCTTCCCTGCTCAAGAACCCCAGAGATCCAACCGTGATTTACCGCGAAGTACGTTTTACCGGATTGGCGGCCCATCATCAAAACAACTCGCTTAAAGCCATCTTGCATCATAGCCTTGTGGGCAAGGGCTTGTTTTTTATGGGCCGCGTAACCCATTACAACTTCTTAGTGGTTGAATTCATCTCTGCGAAAGGAGACTGGGCTGTTTCCGAGTTTACTGTGAAGAACTCCACAAGTTTCCCCCCAACAACAACTTCCTTTTTCTGGCGAGTTGGCTGTGCAGCTCTGGGGTAAAAAGCCTCAAGTAGCCAATCTCTCATACGGAGGTAGCGCATTTCGTCTAAGAATAGTTTTTCGTTTGTTTGATCGACTTCATAGCCGTTATCTCTTGCAATAACAAGCGCAGCCTCGGGGTCTTCGTGGAATATCGAACGGCAGACTACGTACCTTCCTGATGTCGGCTCGCCAGTTTCTTCGTCTATGACGACACGGTGTAACTCAAGGGTGAACTTTGGCTCGCGCATGTTTACGCCCTCTTGGTTCTGGTATTGAGTCGAGGAAACGGTAAATTCGAGTTCGTAGTTAATAGGGAAGGCGAATCTCTGTAAGCGAGGCTCCTGAGAGAGCCTTACGCAGGGATCTGGGTAATTTGCGGGGTCGATAATATATCTGTCTACTCGTCCAACGAGGCGTCCAGCGTGGTTAATTTGAGGAGGTTGCTGATACTGTGGCACCTGTAGCATTGACTTGAGTTCTTGGATTTGTCGTTGCAGGTCATCGTATTTCGGATCTGATACTGTTTCAACCGGCTGTTCTGAAAAGTCCGGCTGCTCAACCTCTTTTACAGGGTCATCCGTTTTCTTCTTCGCCCACATTGCTTTCATCCGCTCGCTTTCTGCTTTTTTTTGTCCTTCTGACATTGGTTTTCGTGTCATATTCCCTCGCTTGTTAATTTATGGGGTTTGTTTTAAGAGTATCTATTTGCTATGCAGTATATATAATTTACTATACAATGTATAGCAAATGGGGACCGTATGACCGATAACAAAAACGAAAAAAACCACGAATACTCCTACAAATCTGATTACGAGAGCGATTGGGAAATACACCTAAAGTACGTAAACACCTTTGATTCTTACGAAGCAATGCTTATCGGGATGGTGTACGATTCGGTATCTGCTTCAGTTGATGGCAGCAAAATCACCGATAGTTATGCGGCGACTCTTGCGATAGAGCGTGCTGCGCGGGTTGTGGGCAAACTTCCCGAAGGTGTCACAGAATCCGTTGCCCTGGCAGATCAGGGAAAAGCAGCTTTTATGGACATTCTCCGCCAGAAGTGGATTTATCCTAACGCAAATTCCCAGCATAACCTCGATACAAAATTTAGATTATGGCAACTTTACTCAAGTGTTTATGGGTATATGCCGATGTTTTACGACTGGAACGTATCCCCAAGTGGGTACGTTGGGCCAGATTGTTGGTTATGGAATCCACGCAATCTCGTTCCTCAACAGGGAAAGGTTTCTATTGCGGACATGGATTACGTCACCGCTTTAACGTGGCTAAATAAAAAAGCTCTCCAAAATATTCTAGATACCCCTCCAGAAACCGACGATACAACCGGTAAGCCCATTGACGACGGCTGGGATAGAGATGCGATCAAACAGCTAATTGACCTCGCTGATAAAGAAGTGACCGATAACGACCCTAATAGAGACACGGTTGTTGACCGTAATCGCACCCCTCAGGGCAAGAAAAAAGGCATATGTATAGCGACACGTTACGAGGCAGGAGACGACGGAAAGTGGATTTCATTTGCCCCTGACCACAGTTGTATTGAGATTCGGAACCTCCCTAACCCACACAAAAACGGGAAAATTCCTTTTGTTATTAAATACTCGCAGCCTTTGTTTGACTCGTTTTACGGATTAGGCGACTTCCAGCGGGCTAAACCACTCCAGTTTGCGCGTGATGGCCTTACGAACTTCTACTTTAAGGGCATAAAGATGAACCTCATTCCACCGATTATCGCGAATGCCAATGGTGTTATTAAGCATACTCTCGATTACCGCGAGGGTGCCGTTATGCTTGAGACTCTTCCGAACTCTATCCGCCGTCTCGAGACTTCCAATGCCGGGCTAGCGACCTACCAGGCTGCACAGACGAACCTTACTGGCTCTTTACTATCGTTATTCGGTACGCAAAATGCTTCTTCTCCAGGGGCCGACACGCTTAACCCTTCTCAAGGGAAAACCCCTGCCGCGATTGGGCTTTACAGCGATAAAGAAGCTACTAGAGATGGCCAAGAAAGAACATATCTTGAAAGTGCTGTTGAAGAATTAACCGATGGGTTCATGTCTCTGGTTGTGAATATTGGGACTGAAGACATCCCCGTTGCGCTATTTTCTAAGGATATTGAATCTATTGCCGAGTCCGGCCTCACGGATATTTTTGGCATCTTCGTTGATCAGACGGGAGTTCCGCTATCGAGTGAGACTTTCAAGCCAAACAGTACATTTACAGGCGGACAGCTAACAGTAAACCCTGCGGCTCTTAAGGGTGTCGAGTATCGTTTTAACATCAAGCCTGGCTCTACCGCTAAGGAAAACAAAGAAAATATGCTCGCTAGCCTGGAACGGCTAGTTGACAACCTGGGAAAGTTCCAAAACATGTTCAAGGACGATCCACGGTACGAACTCCATCCTGATGAAATCGGAAAGGCTTTCGCTGCCTTATCTGATATTCCGAACGCCAGTAAGTTTGTTACCGCCATTCCTGGTGCTCCATCTCCACAGGAACAACAGCAGCAACAAGCCAAAGAAGAGCACCAAATGAAACTTGAGCAACAGCAACAAGCCTCGGACCAGAACGTCGCCGCAAAAACAAAACCTGTCAGCGAGAGTTTGAACTATAAGGACGCTCCCGAAGATATTAAGCGCCAGATTGAGGGACAGGCTGGTATGCAACCGTCAAACGAGATGAGCCCCGTCGGTATGCAGGCACAGCAAGGCACGGAACCGCAGATGCCGAACTTTGTTGGTGGTGAAATGATAAAAGATCCACTGGTGGCGAAAGCGGCAGAACACTTAGGGAAGTTATAGGAGGATAAATGACCGGTCCAAAAAACGCAATTGTAGGTGAAGACTTTGGTACCGACTTGCCGGAGATGAGGGTCCCCGAGCAGGATCTTACCGCTGAAAAAAACATGGCAAGATTTTCCAAAAGTGAAGAGTTTAAGAAACTCAAAGAGCACTTCGACGAACGGATTAAGTTTTATCAAACCCATCTTCCGAATGGTGACGATGTGCAAACGAGTCCGGTAAATGTCAATGACTGGGTCATAGCCAACGCTATTATTAACGAATTTAATGCGGTACTTGAGATATACAAACTAGCAAGGGAGGTTGTAGAAGAGAATGTTCAGCGAGAAAGAGCTTAGTTTTTACGACCGTCACGGAAAACAGCGACCCATACACGCCGATCACGGCGAAGATACATGGGAACATCCTGCGAGCGAAAGACTCGAGAAACTCCAGTGCACCAACTGGCAGCTTGAAGGCAATAAACTTACCTGCGACACAAATAACGGCAAGTTAGTCCAATATATTCCCCCTAACTATATTTTAGACGGAACAGAGAACGGATTACCCATATTAAAGAAGATAGATTTACTATACAAAGTATAGTAAAAAATATATAATGTCTGCATAAGCGCCGCCATGAGCTTGACAGTATGTCGAACGAGGGCAGTAAAACAAATAACGGCGTCGCCATGAGCCAGGAATCCACAAAGGAAACCGAACGAGGGCTGAAGGAGTTGAGATGGAAGACGACAAAAACCCTAACGAACAGCCAATTGAGGAAGTCGAGGAGGTTGTCGATCAGCCATCCGTAGAACCAGAAGAGGTTGAAGAGGAACCAATCGAAGAGGAGCCCGATGATCCCGTAGAGGAACCAGAACAGCCCTCCCGCCGTGAAAGTCTCCGTATTCAGAAGCTTATTGAGAAGTTAAAAGATCCTCAGAGGCAGAATACCCCACCTCAGCATCAGGGATTGAACTATGGCGAAGCGCTAGACGCCGACCCGGAAGTGGTTAAGCAACTCGAGGCAGACCGCAAGGCATATGCCGACCAGTCATATAACCAAGGGCTTCAGCAAGCGCAGTCAATTCAGTTCCACACTCGTCTAGAGATTGATGCTCCAAAAGTGGTAGCCAAGTATTCACAACTTAATCCAGAAGACAAAGAGCACTTTAATCCTCACCTAGCTGATGCCATAAGCATGATGTACCTATCGACAGCCGGATTCGACTTTAGCACGGGTATCGCGACTAACTCAAATGTTCGCTACTCGGAGTTTGTTGATAGTATTTTCGAACTCGGTAACGAGATTGCCGGGCAGAAGGTTCAGACCACGGCTAAGAATATTGCAAGGCAGGCTGCCACAACAGGCATTAGGCCGGATGGTAGTTCGTCTAAACGGCTAAATCTTAACCAACCCGTTGAGAGTATGAGCGACGAAGAGCTTGCGGCTTATGGAAAACAAATAGGGCTAGCGACCGTAAAACACCGCTAAACGAAACTTAAAACAAAGGAAAATAAAATGGCAAACCCAACGACTAACTCAAATGTTACGCGTTCTATTGCACAAACTGCACAATATGTGCAAGAAGTTTGGACCCGTGAAATCGAGCAGCCTTTCGATAAAGTACTTCAAATCGCAAAGTTAGTACAAGATCGCTCAGGACTTATTGCTGATGGTGGTGATGTTATCCGTGTACCATTCACAGCTGGTGTTGATGCTCGTGCAAAAGCAGCAAGCACACAGTTGACCTTCGATTCACCTGAAGGCGCCCCAATCGCAATCAACATCGACAAACACTACTACGTTGGTGTTCTTATCGAAGACATCGCAAAAATCCAGAGCAACTACGACCTTAAGCAGGCCTTCTTCGAGCGAATGAGCGAAGCTCTTGCTCGACAAATCGACACTGACTTGATGGCACTTTACGCGTCTGCAGGTACTTCAGTATCTGGTGGTGCTGCTGTCGATGATGCAGACATCATCGCTGTCGTGACAGCCTTTGACAACTCGAACACTCCTTCAAGCATGGGTGGTATTCGCGGCGTTGTTGGTAACAACACAAAGGCCGACCTACTTGGTGTCAATAAATACACTGCTTACGACCAAACTGGAAAGACTGGAAAAGCTGTTGACGGAACAGACGGTCTCGTTGGTAATGTTTATGGTATGGATATTTACCACAGTGGTAACGTCCCTACTTCAACAACCGGACGTAACCTCTTCTTCCATAAAAAGGCTATTACAAAAGCTGTTCAGCAAAAACCAAAGCTTGAAACTCAATACGTAGTTCGTGACCTCGGTTGGAACACTGCTCTTCACACCGTTTACGGAATTGGTGTTGAGCGTGCTGCTAGCGTCGTAGAACTTACTCGTACTACTGCACCTTAATAGGTAGCCACCTTTAAAATCAAACATAACCGAAGGAAAATAAAATGGCATCACGCGCAACATACGTACAAGATGGCGCTCGAAATCTTTTTGTCGCAAGCACCCAAGCTGGTGTAGCGACATCGACAGCTCTTTCGACAACACAGACAGGTTTTACCCTTACTAACCCGTTTGGTTCAGGTAAAACGCTGGTTCTCCTCCAAGTAAGGGGAGCACTCACAACCGCCCCAGCAGCTATCGCAACAGTGGTACTTGCAGCAAACGTCGTACCTACGGCGGCAGCAGTAACACAGACAACCCCACTAACGGTTCGTTCAGCTAACCTTGGTAACGGTAAAGCAGCTGTTGGCCTCGCAGCCTCAGCAGTTACCCTACCAGCAGCTCCAGTGGTTGTTCGTCCACTTGGTGGTCCAGTTGCTACTGGTTCAGTAAGCCAGCCACAAATTGTTGATGACCTAGAAGGATCTCTTCAGGTCGCCCCTGGCTGTGCAGTTTCTATCAACTCGCTCACAACTGCCATCTCCGGCGTTTGGAGTATTGTCTGGGAAGAAATTCCAGAAATCGCTTAGTAAACTCCTTGAGAGAAAAGCTCCCGGCAATTGGGTCGGGAGTCCGAGTATCGGCTCATCAAGCAATAAAATAAAGGAACATCATGCCTTCACGAAATGAACTTGTTATACGTGGTAACGCAGTTGGTCTAACGGCTAGCAACTACCCGAATGACTCTAAATTTGAACAGAAAATTCTCTACCTAGAGAAAAACGGAACAGCTTATACTGAAACGCTAGGAACAGGGGTAGCAACAACGGCTGGTGCTGACGTTACTGCCGGTGATACTGTGACTATCGGAAACCGTACTTACACGTTCGTTACGACGCTTACGGGTGTAAAAGCAACCTCGACGCTTACCAACGCGACATCGTTTACGGACGGTGAAACGGTCACGATTAGCAACAAGCAATATACATTTAAAACTACTCTCTCGAGTCCTGCACAGGCCAACGAGGTCCTGATCGGTGCGAACGTTGCGGCTTCTCTTGATAACTTTAAGATTGCCGTTAATGCCACTGGTGGTACCGAAGGCACAGAGTATTCAGTTGGCACGGTAGCCCACTCTGACGTGACGGCGACTACCAACACCAACACTACCCAGGTAGTCGAGGCTCGCCAGTATGGTACAGCTCCGAATGCTCTTACCACGTCAGAAACATGTGCTACAGGGTCGTGGACAGGAACAACTCTTTCTGGTGGTGTTGCTAACGTTCTCGACGAGATTAAGATTCAAGTGAGCGCAGCCGTCACTTTGGATGTCCTTAAGGACGCAATCAACGGAACAACAGTTACGGGTACTGTGGGAACAGACTACTCTGACGGAACGAAAGCTCACGGACAGGTAACAGCAACAACCAATACGAACACTGCCCAAACAGTTGCCTCGAGGAACTCCGCGTTTGACAATGCAAGTATCGGAACAACTGCCACGGGAAGCGGAAATATAGCCTGGGGGGCTGCGACGCTGGCCTCAGGTGTTCGTGGTGTAATCGCTGCAAATACGACCACTTACGCTGGTAGCGCTGGTGTGTCTGGTGATAAAAACCTAGTTTAGGAGTAAAAAGTGAAAAAAGTAAAAAACGATGTCGAAGAAGTTGAGGTTGATCCGGTTGTACCTCACACAGTAGAACACTTTGACCGTGACCCAAACGATCCTCGTAATCGGCCTGAGACGAAGGCATTGCCTTCACTCGATGACTAATAATAGCCTCCCTGAAAAATGGGAGGTTATTTTATAGATTTACTATACTTTGTATAGTAAAATGAAGGTAGGAGAAACAACTTATGAAACCCAAAAGAGACATCGTTCTTATCAGGGCTGACAAACCTAGGGAGAAGACAGACTCAGGTCTGTTTATCGTGGAAGAGTGGAAAACGCTTCCGCAAACAGGCGAAGTCCTTGCCGTAGGACCACTTGTTAGGGATGTCAAAGTTGGCGAAAGGGTCTTATTTGAACGCTATGCCTCTGTAATTCTTGAGAAAGACGAGCGGCTTTGCCAGGAATCTCACGTGTTGGCGGTACTAGAATGAGCCGTGTGTCGAAAGTAAAAGCTGGTGAAGTAACGGCTAAAGATATGAGCGTGATGCGCGAAAGTGACAATACACGCAATCAGCATGAGGCTACGCATTATCAGTTGCGCGACTACTCTTTAAAGCACCGGGTCCATGTCTTTCGCGATTTAAACGAAGAAGCCAACCAAGATATGATATTTCGTCTTACTGTCGATGACAAAGAGGTTCTGCTCGATGCTGAACAAGTAATGCGTGCGATTCGTTGGGTTTAACATGGCTGCATCTGACTTACCCGATGATCTTCAGAAAAAGCTTCTAAAGTGGGAGGCTAATAAACCCGAGAACAGATCAGTCAGGGCTCTAGAGGATATTGCCTCGATGACGCAAGGCGTATTGGATGTGCTGTCTGAGAAACCTGATGATACCGCCACGAAAGAAATGGGGGCTGTGCTTGTTGATATGAGAGAGTCACTCATGGCGATCAAGAATAAAGAGACGCCGGACATGCCTAATTTCTCTAAACCAGTCCTGGCCGGCTTGCAGAAGTTAGAAAGTGCATTTGTAACTGCGGTAGGGAAAGTCGATTTCAAGCCGGAGTTTAAGCCCAACGTACGAGTGGATGCACCGATCGTGAGTGTTAACTCGCCCGAAGTAGATATGAGCGGTGTTAAGGAAGTTCTCAGAAGCGATATTCCTAAAGCGTTCAGGGAAGCGATGAGTTTAATTCCTGCAACGCCAGAAACTGACTTCTCATCCCTCGAAAACTTACTGACTCAAATGTCGGAACAACTCGGGTCCATTGACACTGCTAGCCGGATGAAGCCGCAGTTCCCACTTACGATGAAGGTAACTAATCCGGACGGCTCAGGTATCGGCAACGTGGAGCCTACGCTTGCTGTGCGTATAGATGATGTAACAACAGCTGACACCACTTACATAGGGAAGGCCTCTATAGGCTCAACACCGGGTCTACCTGTGTGGCAAATAGCGAAGCTCGATACCAGTTCAGGTCTCGTGAAGACGTGGGCTGTTGGTAGCGCCTCGTATAGCAATGTGTGGGACGATCGTGCGACAACAATAACATACACATAAAAAGGAGAAATTAATTATGGCAGCAGGAGCATGGACATTTACAAACGGAGGACGAACTAAGCTACTAGATGGTACGTTCGATATTGATACGGACACCTTTAAAATGGCGCTCTTCCTCTCTACATCAAATATTGGCGCGGCGAGCACGACGTACGCGGGACTAACTAACGAACACGCCAACGCCAACGGATACACCACTGGCGGCAAAACGCTCACGATGGCGCTTTCCGGAACTACTACGGTGACAGTAGACTGTGACGACCAAGTGTGGACGGCATCTGGTGGCTCTATCGTGGCTAGGTTCGCTGTTATCTACGAGTCGGCCGGAAACGTACTTTGTTATTGTCTCCTCGACTCAACACCGGCGGACGTCACCGCTACAACCGGCAACACATTAACCGTAGCAATTAATGCCTCTGGTATATTTACCTTGGCGTAGGAAGGAAAACTATGAGCAGACAATTTTGGGCAGAAACACTCACCTGGGCTACTTCCTCAGGTACGGCCATCAACACATCAACTACGGAAACGATTCTGTTTCCAAACGTCACCGTTCCCGCAAATTACTTACAAGATGGGCGCTGTTTACGGTTACGCGCATTTGGTGCGTATGGAACAACTTCTACGCCGACACTTATCTTTACAATACGCTGGGGCGGCGTATCAGGTACGGTACTTTCGAAGTCGTCCACGGTGACAACAACTTCTGCCACTGGTGGTGGTGCATCAATGACTGCTTTATGGGAGCTTGAAGCATTTATTCAGGTGCGCTCTAACGGCTCAGCCGGAACACTTATGACTAATGGCGCCGGAACACTATTCAATTCAGCTAACCCAACTTCAGGTACAGTGACAAACTACGGATTACCATTTGTGCTGGCCTCTGGTTCGACTGGTGGCACAACGCCAGTTGCCGTAACGGCCGATCTTACAGCTGACACCGCTCTTTCTTTGACTGCTACTTGGGGCACCTCGAACGCTGCTAACAATATCCAGGGTCTTTCTTACACGATTGAAGCAATGAACTAGGAGGTCGCGATGTCAAGCCCATTTATTGGTAAAAACTCGGCCTCTTCCACTTCATGTACTCTGCCGGAGTTCCTTCCTAACGACACCGCCTACGTTTTTTCCTTTAGGGCCGCTTTGACAGCCCCCTCACTTCCGACAGGTTGGGTGAACGTCTCCACGCAGTCCGCTAACAGTAATAGTTTTAGGGTTGGCTCTAGGGTATTGGTAGCCGGGGATACCGTCACTGGCACTTGGACGAATGCTGACTTTGTGATCGTAGTCATCTACCGCAATATTTCTGCAACTGGAGCTGCCGGTAGCACGACCTCAGCAGCCGACACGAGTACTGAGATGTCAGGTTTTACCCCACAAATAGCTACAGGTTCGTCGTGGCGCTTAGCCTGGGGTGGCTCGGTCCAAACAACTTCCATGTCTACCCCTGCGGGTTGGACGTTGAGAGCTTCCCATACGGCAGGAGCGAGCATGGGCGTATTGTTTGACTTCAACGCCGGTATTACCTCGGCCTCCCAGTTAACCTCAACTAACGGCGCCTCGGCAGTTAGCGGTGGTGGATCAGTCGAACTTAGGCGAGAGTGGCAGAACCGAAACCAAAACTACATGGGCATAAGCGTTGGGGATGGTATGAGTGTTGGGGAGAAAATAAAGTAATGGCCATCCCGACGAGAGTTCAAGCTGCCTCCGGGGTGGATACAACATTTGCCAGTTCGGTAACAGCAACATTTTCAAGCCCTAATAGTACGGGTAATATTATTCTTTTGGCTTGGGAGGGAGACTCCGCAACAGCCACAAACAAAGCAAACACTCCGACAGATACTGCCGGGAATACTTACAGGCGGCTTACGAGTGCCATTAATTCGGGGTCATTTGATCTAGAAATATGGGTTGCGTATAACATTAAGGCACAGACAAGCAATGCAGTAACAGTGACAGACACACTTGGTGGCGCCGACGGAACTCTCATTATTGAAGAGTGGTCAGGTGTTAACTTTGTCACATCGCTAGATGGCTCTAATAGTAATACAGGGAACCTTTCGCCACTAACATCTGGAAACGTGACGACGCTCCGCCCTAATGATCTACTGTGGGTTGCCGGCGCCGAAGCTGTGGGGGCCAACGATCTTACTGCTCAATCTGGCTATACGAACTTCACCCAGACGTCAACAACGTTTAGTAATATCGGTGTATGCAGCCAAGCCGTGAGCGCGGTCGGTACATATAACGGTGGTTTTACCTCTCTCGTAGGGGTGAGTTGGGTCTGCTCGATGGTTGCCCTGATAGCTCAGGACAACAATAAGAGCCTTGGGGCAAGACTGCGACCACGCCCATTTAGCCCAGGATTGGCAAGGTAATGTCATTCTTCCAGCTTCGCAGCCCAAGAATTAATAACGTTCTTGCTACACCGGATGTCACTCCGACTAATGTCACCGTCACTCCCGATGTGGCGAACCTTTCGACTGCTGGCTTTATCCCGACAATCTTACTTCCGCAGCTTGTTACCGTAGGGTTGCTTACTCTGGCACTTTCTACCTTTGCACCCACCGTATCTGTAAGCGATAACCAGTCTGTTACGCCATCGACGGCTTCGCTGACCATATCTACGTTCGCTCCAGCTGTTACGGTAAGTAGCAATATACTACTCACTCCATCGACTGGAGCGCTTACGACTTCGGCCTTTGCTCCAATAATCGCCATAGATCGAACAGTCACACCCGATACCGCAGCCCTTACGACGACAGGACTTGCTCCGACGATCTCGACGAGTGACAATCAATTAGTAACTCCACCGACGGCTTCGCTGACATTATCTTCACTTTCGCCTAGCGTGACAATCGGCATTCAAGTAGTGCCAGATACTCTAATGCTCGTTATATCGACATTCGGTCCTACGATAGTCACCCCAAATACTGTCACTCCTTCGATTCTACCCCTTACGCTGACTACCTTTACGCCAGATATACTACTCCCCGTATCCGTAACACCTGATACGGCTTCTCTTACTATCAGTGTTTTCGCACCTCAAACTAACCTAGGCATCATAGTTCCGAGCTCGCCATTAACGCTTTCTGCTTACGCGCCTACAGTAGCCGTATCGAGTAACGTCTCTGTCACCCCGGATGTGTTGAGTTTCAACCTGACTACTTTTGCCCCTTCGCCTAGCATATCGCGTATCGTGGAGCCGGGTACGAAAGACTTGACGACGACTTTATTTACTCCAACCGTCACCGCCACTACTGATGCTTATGCATTTCCTCCGACTAAAGCCCTGACCCTTACAGTCTATAGGCCTACCGTGAACCACTCGGTTCCCGCGAGGAAATACTACATTGATTCTGATGCTAACATTTACTGGGTTATAAACCAGGAGCTTGGTCTGGTTGAGAAGGTGTGATACAATCGCGCCATGAGTAAAGAATTGACCGAAAAGAAGAAATGGTATGACTTAATGCCGTGGTGGGCCTGGATAGTAACAGGTATAGTAGTTATGGCAGTGATGGGACACATACCAACTCAGGACTCGTTCGTGCTTGGCATTTTAGTGGGGGGAGTAAGTCTCTTCGGTCTCTTGTCTCTTGTTACTGGCTTTGTAGTTGGTATTGTTCACCTCGGACGCCTAATCTTCAGCAAACCCAAGCATTGACTTTATTACATCAATGTGATATATCTAAAGCATGAAAAGTAATATGGTAAGGAAAATACTATTTTTCTCTATAATCTCTCTCTCAACACTAGTAAGCCTCTTCGTTTACTTGATCCTGATATGGGGAGTAGTTCAGCTTAGTTCTGCTTCTTATACGTCCGTAAAATCGAAGCCTACTATAAGTGTTGTTACCGGCACAAAGCCCAGCGTTGATAATTTGTTAAAAGCGGTGAACCAAGAGCGTGCAAAGGTGGGTGTTGCACCCTTGGCGATAGATGAAAGACTAAATAAGTCTGCCCAGACAAAAGCTCAAGATATGAAAGCCAGGAACTATTTTGGTCATGTAGACCCGGATGGAAAGCATGGTTACATGTATATCCGTGAGTATGCCCCTGATACGTGTACAAGCGCGAGTGAAAATATTCAGGATAGTAAAGTTGAGAGTGACAATATTTTAGAAGCAGATATGTCTGCGTGGATACACAGCCCTCCCCACTACGCGGCGATGATCGATCCTAAGTATAATGCTACCGGTTTCGGTATTACCTCTACGGGCTTAGTGGAGCACTTCTGTGAGCTATAGTTTGTGAGACACTACTTCCTCTTACCCCTGCTATAAGCACCAGCTACTCGCGCCATCATACAATCTTGCTTCAAGCGTAGGCCCCATGCTTGCTCGGCTCGGATGGTTACGTTGCCCGGCATTAGTATCGCCACTCGTTACGCTGTGTACACTTTACTACTCAGGCGCTTAGCAGGTCTCCCGTTGTTAGGATAAACAGAGCGGGAAATTCTATAAACGACCGAATAGTACCATACAGTTTTCCACAGGCTGCAAACTGTTCGATTGTAATTACTTGCACTAACCTGGGTAGTTTGCTATACTTTGTATAGTACTTCCAGTTCATCAAAGGAAATAACGGCGCTATATCCAATAGCGTCTTTCCTTTTGTAGTCAGTACTCCCTATTCATTTCAAGAATAAATAGTCTCCCTTACAATACTCTTTTTGCTATACAATGTATAGCAAATTTGCTATGATTTAAAAAAGACTGTGGATAAATAAAAACAAAAGGAAAAAACAATATGCCATGGGGAGTAGACATAATACCAGGGTGGAACGTAGGACAAGGGCTACAGGGCGTTTTTAACACGTTAACGAACACCCGGCCAATGACACAGAGCGAGATTCAAAGCACACCTACTTACGGGATGGACGTACAGGGGTCAGGACACTCCGTTGGAAACGATCCTGCACCTAGTGCTGCAACAGGTGGTGGAGGGGGAGGCTACTCTTACGTAGATCAAGCACAGCAACAGAGAATTTCTCTCATAAGCGCTCTTCCTGGCCAACTTGGCACGATTTTCAATTCCTCTACTGATGCGGCTCGCAATGCTGGCCTTGGAATTGATACCGGAATCAAGCAATATGGTCTTCAGCAACGCCAAGCACAAGCCGCTATTAACCAAAAAGGTATCCAAAACGAAGCGTCCCGACGCTCTGGCCAACAGGATATTCTTGGCATGGTAGGCCGTGGTATCGAATCTGGTGGACGCATCCTCGCTAACAAGAACGCAGGCACATCGAGCGCCTCAGGTGAGATCGCAAGAGCCTACGGAAATATTGGCCAACGTGAAATGTCTAAGGTGGGAAATCAGTACGAACTCGCTAACCAGGGAATTAATCAAGAACAGCAGGCCCTAAAAGAGTCACAAGACTTATACAAAAATACGGTCTTCCAGAACAACAAAGAACAAATTGTTGGTTCAATCGTCAGTGCAGCCCAAAGCCAACTAGCCGAGCTCGACACGGCACTAAGAGGCGCCTCTTTACCAGATAGAATTGCAATCGAAGGTGAAAAGAATAAGATCCGTGACGCCGCAAGAGCCGAGTTATCTAAGTTCGATGCGATGCTTGCGAGTGAGATAGGCTCTGCACAAGCTACAACTTCTGAGCAAAACCGCTCTAAGGCAGTTGAACTTGCAAACATGGGTCAAGCTCCTGCGGGACAGTTTGACTATAGTACAGATAACCCAGTAGGATTCCAAGGACCAGGGCCAGCCGGCGGTAATCTTCCTATCTTCACGTTCCCTAGAGGCCGAAGACAGGCAGCGTAGCCATGTTCCTAGAGAATATCGGCCGGACGATTGGCGATATTTTCGGGTTTAATCGTAAAAAGCGCGAAGATCAGCCAGTCCAACCACAACCTCAACAGCCTCAGCGACCTGGGGCTACTTTTGGTACAGGCGGCTCAGCTCCACTCAGAGCACCTGCGGCTCAGCCTGTAAGGCCCTCCACGGTAGGACAGCCTATTCAAACCGCTCAGGATTATATAACCCGTACAGGTAGCCCCGTACCTTCTGGTAGCATGCTATCCGCAAATCCAGCTGATCGCGTAGCACCCGGACAACCAAGTGATCAGCAGGTGAAAGACGCTCTTTTGAGGCGCGTTCAGCAACAAGCCGGTGGGGCACCCATCCAGAGGGCCGTTAATAGTGCTAGCAGTTTTGTTAACGACAACGTGGTGAGACCTGCGGTACAGGACGCTAGTAAAGCGTATAACACTGTGGCTGCGCCAATTGCTGGGGCGACAGGCGTTGGTATGGCCTTCGCTGACAAGGCTTTTAACGGTGGTAAAAACTACCAGGATATACTAAATGCCACTAAGGCTCAAGTAGACCAAAACGTTAAGGATTCATTCGTATCACAAGATGTAGCCTCTGGTAAGGCAACGCCTGTCCAGTTTGCGGGTGAGATTGCAAAAACGGGCATACACCTTGCCCCGTACGTTCTTCCTGGTGGCGGAGCTCTGCCTGAGAAGTTTGGTGCAAAGGTGGCTGAGAATATTGGTAATAGCGTAGTAAAAGCAGGTGTTGGTGGACTTGCGAAGAATGTAGCTAGTTCAGCTGTAGCGGCTCCTACGTTTGCAGGGTTGAATGCTCTCGAACAAGGGATTGATAGCGGCTTTCATTCTTTTGACCCTGGCCAAGCAGCAGCTGCAGGTCTCCAGGCGGGGGCACTCACGCTAGGTACGGGCTTGGCTGGTGATCTCGTGAGTGGAGGTGGAAAAGCGGTCGTAAAACGAGCTCAAGACATTCACTCTCAGCCAGGTTTCAACCCGGAGTCTGGATTTATAAAAACAGGTCCTGACAAGCCGAAGGTAGCACTTAAATCCGATGGGGTTACCCCCGCAAAGAATGGTATTGCTCAACAGGTGAAGCAAGGCCTCGTAGACAGTGACCAAGTGATTCTTGACGAACTTCGCAATGTCGAAAAACAAACGGGTCAAAAGGGTCTTGTTGATAAGTTTATGTACAACTCGAATATGCAACGTGCATCTAATGCTACGGCGAATGTTAACCTGCAAACATCCGAAAATATACAAAACGCTATCGGTGGGCTGAGCAAGAAGGACTACAAGGCGTTTAGCGATTACGCCAACGCTCGAACGGAATTAGGGAGTGCCCAACCTGGGACTAGTTTAAGCAAAACACCCGAAGAACTGAAAACAATTATTGATAACGGCCAGGAGGCTCACGGTCCTCGCTTCGACGCACTCAACCAGCATTACAAAGATCTAGCTGACTACGCCCACCAGAACGGCCTTATTAGTAGCGAAACGCTCAATAGATATAAAGCTGATAATAACTACATCCGTATCCAGAGAGATATGGGTGATCTGTTGCCTGATAGTTTCGGTAAAGGAAATAGCTACTCTCTTGGCAGTACCGTCCTGAACCAGAAACGTAAAGGTTCTTCACGTGATGTACTCCCTGCCGGTGAAACAGCTGCGAACTACACACAACAGATTTACAAAGAGGCTGCTAAAAATAAGACGAGCACGCAGTTGCTTGATACATTATCGCAACACGGCCTCGCGCAGAAACTAGATAGCGCCGCCGCTGCAAGACACCAGAACACGTCAAAGCTAATCCGCGACGGTAAAACTGAGTACTATAAAGTGTCGCCAGATATGAAACAGGCGATTGATAACATAAACCCATACCAGATGAACGCCGTTATGCAGATACTCGCAGCTCCTGGGCGTGTGTTACGGGCTGGTGTCACGGGTCTTAACCCTATATTTATTGCAAGGAACCTCCTAAAGGACCAGGTAGGCACAGCGATCAACTCCGAACAATTAGCGAGGACTCATAACCCAGTATCGTTTTTTAGTGGACTCTTTAACGCCACAAAAGATGCGCTAGGAGCAAACCACGACCCGCTCTACCAAGATTTCCTCAAGCATTACGGCGACACGACGAGTTACGACCTTACCAGGAATATAAAAGATACCCAGCAAGTTATAAATCGCATTCGTGGTGGCAAGCTGGTCGGTGTAGGTCAGGCCCTGAAGTCACCTATTCGTACGGCTGAAAATGTCGCCTCAATAACCGAAAAGTCTACTCGCTTCCAGAACTATAGAGGAGCTTATAAAGACGCTATCAGCAAAGGCCTACCGCCAGAACAAGCAAGCGAAAGGGCCGCAATGGCTGCTTGGCAGAACTCAGTAGACTTTAGCCGTGCTGGAACATGGGGTAGAGCGATTAATACAGTCGTTCCTTACTGGAACCCCGCAACACAAGGTGTTCGTCAGATGGCAAGAACCCTTACGAAACATCCAATTAAATCTTCACTTACAGCGACTGCGCTTGTTGGTGTGCCTCTGGCAGCCGCCACGGCGTGGAACCTCTCGAGCCCCGATACAGCCGCTATTTACGACAATATTCCTGAATATGAAAAAGAGAATAATCTCATTCTTGTGCCTCCTGGAACTCAACAAAACCAGGATGGGTCCTACGACGTGGTAAAAATTCCTCTCGCTCCAGGATGGAAAGATGCATTCATGCCTATTAGAAGGGCGATGGAGGCATACGCTCACGACAAACCAGCCGAATACGGGCAAATGGCCCAAGACATCCTTCAGACTGTTAGCGGTCCAGTTTCTGTTCAATCTCCAGAGGCTTTTGGTGGTTCGTTTCTCCCTCAAGCGGCTAAACCCTTTGTGCAACAATATGCCAATAAAGACTTATTTAGCGGAAAAACCATCGTTCCCGATTATATAAACCAGGCAACTGACGCTGAGGGAAACCCAGTACCAGAGGCTCAAAAGGCAACTACCCACTCGTCGGGCACAGCTCGTGGTATTGGCTCGGCCTTAGGTGTCTCACCCATACGAGTTGAAAAGTTCGTAAAAGATACTGCGGGTACGGTTGGTCTGCAAGCACTGAACGCCGTCGATAGCACGTTAGCGGGTGCTGGGGTTATTCCTAAAGACCAGGTGGGGGGCCAATCTATACAAGAAGGGCTTAGAAAGAGTTTTGGGTCTGCTCAGGGCATTGATAACGCCAACAAGAGTGAGGGAGCAAAACACTTTGATAACGTTGCGAAGGCCACTGCTAGCCTCAATCAGAACGAAAAAGCTGCCTTTACTTCCCTTCACCCTACTACAAAGAACTTCCTCGGTGAACAAGTTTACGAAGCTGACTCCACATATAATCCAGCGGCAAGATTAGATATATATAACCGCTTCCCGAAAGTATTCGAGGCAGACAAGCAACTAGATAAGAACAACCGTGACTTAGGAAAGCCAGGTAACCCACTTTTCGACCTGAACCCTGCACAAGTAAAAAAGGTTCTCGAAAAAGACAACCTCCCACCAGGGACAAAAGACCCCGAGTTAAGTAATTTATACAAACAGGAATGGTACTCAGACTATGCTGTTAAGAAAAGCGGCTTCTTCAAAGCGATTCAGGATAACCAGGCTAAAGACCTTGCTACTGCACGAGCTACGGGTGATACGAAGAAAGTTGACTCAATAACTGCGTCGATGGACAAGTTTAGCTCTTCTTCAAACCCATACCCGACTGCTTCTTCAGATGTACAAAACGCAATGAACTCCTACTCGAGCCTCCCGAAAGGGAACGGATCACGTTCAGCATGGATAAAGGCGAATCCTACAGCTTGGAGTGCAATGCAGAACCAATTTGCCAAAGTTGATGACTGGCAGAATAAACAGCGTGAAAAAAGAGGGTTAGAACCTACGAGTGGCGCACAAACCACGGGGAGCAGTACATCACGTGGTGGTAGAGGTGGTAAGGGGTCCGGCTTAGGCAAGTCCAACTACGCTTATGCCGTCTCTTTGAAGACTGGAGGAGAGCATAAAAAGCCCAGCGGAAAGAATAGGAAAATAACCCCTATAAAGATTGCTTCTGGCAAAGCTTCAAAGCCCACTGTTGCCCTAAAGAAGAGCAACGTGTAGCAGTTTACTATACAAAGTATAGTAAAAACGGTACAATCGGGGTAGAAATAAAAATGGGACGTAAAAATGACTTCTGAAAATTACGACGACATATTCTCATCGTTTTACCGTTTGTACCGCGCAGAGGCAACTGTTCCTGCATCCACAGACGATGAGTACACGATTGGGATGAGTTTTGCCAACGAGGCGCTTTCTCGTTGGGCTAACTATGACGGTGTGTATTGGAAGGAACTTTTCGATACCAACTTAAACGATGGTAGTGGGTCTCAAACTATCGCAACGGGCACGACTAAATACTCGGCTCCTACGAATATGCGAGAAGCTGGCGGACTCATCAAGATAAAGAACAGCCTTGGTAATACCGTCCGCACATATCAAATTATCCAGCCAGAAGAAGCGCAGTTTAGGAGCGACAGTAGCACGTACTGCTACTTCACGAACAGCCCCCTTTACTACAGCACCGGAACTGCATCACAAAGCGGAGCAACGATCACAGGTGTCGGTACTACTTGGACATCCGCGATGATCGGTATGCAGTTTGTATTCGTGACGGGTGAGAGTGCGACGATTACTGCTTTTACAAGCACGACAAGTCTTACTGTAAGCGTGTCGCGGACTGTAAGCTCTTCGGCTTACCGGATTTTAACGAAGGGTTTCACGCTCAATGTTAACCCCGCACCTGATAGTTCAATAAACGGAATGCGTATAGATTATGTCTATTATAAAAAACCAACCCTCTACACATCAGGTTCATCCAGATCCGAAATACCTGATCCCTACTTTGTTGTTCATCGTATGTTGGCTCAACGTTTTAGGGCTTCTAGGAATCCGTACTATTCTTCGGCTTTTAAAGATGCTGAAGAAGCTTTGAAAGTAATGCAATTCGACAACAATTCCGGTTCGTGGGCTGACCCTTGGAAGCTTGCTGACAATAGTGGGAGTGATTGGGGATCGTAAATGCCTTATATTGAGACAAATGACCTGCCAACGACTTTTCCAAAGCCTGAGTATCTTACACTAAGTAGCTTTAAACGAGGGGTTATCTCCCTTATCGACAAGTCAAAGCTACCCCGGGATGCGCTCGAAGAGGCCGAGAACGTTTTTCTTGTAGAAGATGGGCAGCCTTCACCACGACCAGGAGTTGGCTGGTATGGCTCCGAATCTCCAAATGGGCTAGGTGTTGATGGGTTTGATTATTTCGATACATCAGGGACCATTCATATCGTATTGGCTGCGGGAGGTACTATATACCGTTCTGTCGATGACGGCCTGAACTGGACGGCGTGTACTGGCGTGACATATACCGTTGGAAACTCTGTCAGTATGAATCAGTACAATTCGTTGCTATACATAACAAACGGCACTGATGCCCCGATAATTTACGACGGGACAACCGTCCTGACGCAGTACGTATCCCTTGCGACGCCCGCTGCCCCAACCATAGCGGAAACGGGCTTGGCGGGAACTGGAAACCAGTATTACTACAAGTGTGCCAGGGTGAACTCAATTGGATTCTCGGCGGCGTCCGTAGCCTCAACGGTCGTAGAGTCGTCGCTTGCAAGAGAAGTGTGGGATTCTACAACCAACTTTGCAACAATTACAGTTCCGGCTCTTGCCGCCACACAACTTCGAACAGATATTTACGTAAGTACTGATAACGTTAACTTTTACTATCTCGCTTCCACAGCCACCACGACGTATGTAGATAACGGATCGGCGATCATCGTTCCTTCCACCACTGCCCCTGTCGCCTCTACTGCTACCGGACCGAAAGTAAAGCAGCTTGTGAATGTGGGCTCTCGCATGTATGGAGTGCAAGACTCCGAAAACCCTTACAGGATCTGGTTTACCTCCGGAACGGCCCCTCTCGGAGCGTTTTCGAGCGCATTTGACGGTGGTTATATAGACTGGCAGCCAGGCGGTAAGTATCGCCCGGTCCGTGTTGAGGATTACCGCGATGGAAAAGGTACGCCTTTAGCGACAGTTTGGCTAAATAGTGCTGATGGTCAGGGTGCAATCATCCAAATCTCCCTCGATACGCTAACCGTGGGGGATGTTTCCATAACCGTTCCGTCAGCCTATAAGTTACCTGGATCACGCGGAACACCATCTCCTGGAAGCGTCGTAAACGTGCTTAACGATTACTTCTTCTATAACTCACAAGCAATCTACAACCTTGGCTCACGCGCACAGTTCCTGAACCTCCTCTCGACGGACGAAGTTTCTGCCAATATCCGCCCAACCGTAAAACAGATAACCTCAAGCGCTGAGAGCGCCATTGCCTCCGTGTACTTCGACGCCAAAGTATACTTTTCGGTACCTCGAGGATCGTCAACCAATAACTTCACGATGATTTACGACACCGAAAGAAAAGCGTGGCTCCCGTCTGCCTTCACACTCGGATTCAATAAGTTCCTCCGCTATACCGACACAAACGGGGTGCAACGGCTACTTGCCACGAAACCTGGTGATAAAAGGCTAAGTGAGATAAACAGCGGTATCCAAGGAGATTACGGTGTAGCTTTTATGACCTCTGTTACTACGGGACTTTACTCAACAACAAAAAATAGGGCGGAGTTCCAGTTTACCGAACAGGCCGAGTTCGAGCTTTCTAACCCGCAAGGTTCAATATCCGTTGAACTGTTGGGAACAGAACGCTCCCAAGGGTTTGCTTCGACAAAAACAGCCACCGTACAAGCTGGCGGGACACCGTACGGCTGGGACTCGTTCTCATGGGATACCACTTTGTGGGACGATACCACGCTTGTCCAAGATCCGTTTTCCGAGTCTTCGGTGTGGCGCTACTTCACCGTACAGAAGGAACTTCGCGCCGTGCAGTGGCATATCACAACTAATGCGCTAGACGCATCGTATATCCTTCGAACTCTACAGACATGGGGAACGCAAACGCAGGCAGGATTCCCGCGCCAAGAGAGGCTCAACTAATGAAAACTAAAAGAGAGGTAATAAAATGTCAACAAATGTAAGTAGTGTCGTATCGCACTTTCCGGATGCTGAGAATGGTTTTACCACCACTCTTGCTTCAACGATCGCTTCCGGCGCCACTACTGTCCCCTTAAACTCAGTAGCCGGTTACACGAACGGTTTGCCAGCGGTATTTGTGGTGGATCCATCAGATGTAACAAAAAAGCAAACTTTCACAGGAATTATTGATACGTCCGGCGTCCAAGTCACAAACGTAGTATGGACAGCTGGTACAAACCAAACACATACAGGTGGGGCAACGGTGGTTGACTATGCTACCGCCACTCACATAGCAATGGTCAGTAAGGGCATCCTTATCCACTCCGACCAAGACGGAACACTAAAGGCTGGTGCTGTGGATGGAGCGGGCGTACTCGCAAGTAATGTGGTCACCACCGCAAAAATACTAGACGGTAATGTAACTTTCGTAAAGCTGTTATCAACTATCTTTAGTGGGCAACTTACGACTTATTCGAACCCAGGCTCAGCCGGTGGTACAAACTCTTTCTTCTACGGCAATATCGGAGGGATTAAGCTCTTCTTCGGAACAACGGCAGCAGTAACGACATCAAGCGGTTCTACGACATCTGTCATCACCTACCCGACATCGTTCTTTACGACCGTACAATTCGCCACCGCTCAGACCTTTGCTATGACTGGTGTTGCCACGCAGTACTGTTCAGTCAACGACTTAGCGCTGGGAACGACCAACATCACACCTTACATAAACTCAACGGGAAGCGGTACAGCCAAAATATCCTTCCTGGCGATAGGGACGTAGTGTGAGCGAACAAGTCATCCTCGCTATCGTTGCCATTCTCGCTACCACAGTAGGAGCTCTCATATGGGTTATAAAATACATGTTCGATAAAATCCTGCCCCTTCTTGAAAAGATGGATAAGTCTATAGAGAAGAACACCCGAGCTACAGAATCAAACGATAAGTACCTTCGTGAGCGAAATGGCAGAGACTCGAAAATGTGGGTCGAAGTCAGCGCCGGGCTGAAAGCACTCACTGAGAGTATCAAGAGCAGCTGAAGAGAATATCATGGAGGAAATATGACAGAAACTTACGAAGATTTTAAAAGAAAATACCCAGCTGGAAGTTCTGTCGCCAAGCCCTTCCCTCCGTTCGACTTTGCGGGTGAGTGTGTCAGTTACACACTCACAAAGGCCGTTGAAGTAGATGGTGTTCCCTTCGCTGCACCCCTGGGAGACGCTGCACAAATTCCACTCCACCCGACCTTTCGACAGTACTACCAGCAAGTTGCGCTCCCTATACCAGGTGACCTGATGTTCTGGGGCGACGATTCCGGTACCTGGACGGGGCCAGAAGGTCACACAGCTCTTTACGATGCCCCGGGGCTCATGATGAACCAGAATTTTAACGGAAGCCGAGTGGTGAGCAAGAACGCAATTTTCACCCCAGGCTTTATTGGATATTTTAGGGTAAAGGAGGAGCAAGTGAGTAAACCAACTTACGATGAGGTTCTAAGCCAGTTCAGGACGTTTATTGGTCAAGACCCAACTGAGCAACAGCAAAACTATTATGTGGCGAGAGACTGGGGAACACTGAACGGTGACCTACTCCGATATACGTCCGATCGACTCAAAGAAGCACATTCTCAGGCGCAAGCCGCAGGAGCACCAAACGAAGATGCCAAAAAATGGCAGCAACTAGCATCACTGCTAGGAGTTAAATAAAGGAGAATAATATGACATTAAATTTACCACCTAAAGTACGAATTGTGCTTTACCTGCTAACTGTAGTAGGTACCCCTGTAGTTGCTTACCTGTTTGCCAAGAAGTATGTTGGCGAGCTTGAGGTAACCCTTTGGTCAGCTGAAGTGGCAGTTGCAGCGGCAGTTGCTGCATTTAATGTAGACACGAGCAAGAAGTAAGTTGCAGATCTACAATTTGTGTGCTAATATATGAATATCACTTTGTAATTTGACGCTCTCGAAGGTTTCGGCCAACGAGAGGAAACAATACGACTCCTCTCAACCCATTCGTGGGTAGGGGAGTCTTTTGTTTTACCGTCGTGGATTGCTTAAAAACGCTATAGAGTTTTCGGCATGTCAACAATGAAATAGGTTTAGGCTGGTATAAAAATCAGTTCTATTAAGGGTATTCAAAAATGGAGGTTAAATGCAACATGTCAGCTCTATCGCCCACCCCTTCTATAGCTATGGCAATAGAAAAAGGTCTAAAAGACCTTCTATAGCTATAGAAAGACTAAGCAAGCGTGAAGAGGATCAAGTCCTCGACTCGTATCCAGAATTGATTTCTGAAAACTACCGTGGTTGGTGCGTGAACCGGCTGAGAGCGCTCGGCAGAAAAGAGTTTGTTAAAATTGCTGACCGCGCTATGAAACACGGAGATAATCGTCAAAAGCTGTTTGTATACTTGATAAAATAACGTTCAGCTTTTAAAGCGGCAAGATGGTGTGATTTGCCTCACACTTACCTCTGATGATTTGTACACACGATGCGTATATTGCATAATTAGCTTCTTACTATACAATTCCTAATAAGCGAGGGTAGAGAAAGGACCTATTTGGTTCCTGTTCCGGTCCTGTCCTCAGTTGTGCCTGACTTTCTCGACTACTGTTCGAGTGAGCTTGGCTTGTCCCCAAAAACCGTCGATAATTACAAGAGAGAATTAGGTAAACTTGTTCGTTGGGGCGGAAGCAAAAGAGTTAGTGAGATTGAGATTCAGCAACTTACTCAGTATTTCAGAGACGAAGAAGCAAGGGGGCTAAAGGTAAGCTCTGTGAACACTGCGAGGCGAACGGTAAGGAGTCTTTTTTACTACCTTCAACACTATCGGAGGGTACCCGTATTATTCGATTTCGCGATGGTCCGGCAGAAGAAGGACTACGGCAAGATCCCCATGAGGGTAGCCTCTACTGGCGATGTAGAAAAGGTGATGGCATTCCTCACAGACCAACAGGACAAATTAATTGTGGCGACTTTATTCGGGGCTGGTTTAAGAATTAGTGAGTTGATCTTTCTGGACGTAAAGGATATAGGTGAAGGTTGTGAGCTTGCTGTAAGAGGAAAGGGCGGTGTATTTCGACCCGTTCCGATCACCAGAAGTCTTCACACAGCCTTACGAAACCATATACTGGACCATGCCATAAAGTCGGGTGCGGTGTTCAGGTCCTCAGAGGGGAAGCGGTACTCCGTGAGCGGGTTGAGAAATAGATTCATTCGCAAGCTCAAGCCCCATGGTTTATATCCGTCGTTCCACTGGTATAGACACGGAATCGCAACAGAACTATATAATAACGGAGCAGATATACGCTTCGTCCAGGAGTTTTTAGGCCATGCAGATATACGCACAACCCAAATATATACTCATGTTTCAGCTGAGCGCAGGAGAGATGTGTATGATGAGAATTTCCCCAAAGGGTTCAACCTAAATAAGTTGTTGACACAAGCGGAATAGCGTGCTACATTAAGAGTATCAGCAGACGAAATACTACTGAACGAACCTAAAGAAATCATCAAAATGTACAATCTTTGTACGCAGGATAAGGCGATCATATATGAGAGCCTTATATGTCTAAAGTACCTGCCTACAGAGGCAGGTTTTTTAGTTAAATCTGTTTCTGTCAAGTATTTTAGTCCCTGTTATGAAGATAATGGGGATTTTTTGTTCCCTTGTACGATCTCGTAGCAACTGGCGGCTATCTCTTTGGTAATCCACCTCTTAATACGAGGTGGATTTTTGTTACCCAACGGGGGCGTCAAATTACAAAGTGATTCCTCCGCAGGTCACAAAACCTGAGATTGCGACCGCTCACCACATATTGTAGGGTGCTAGCCACTAGCAATCGGAGAACATTTACAACTCGACCTTCCAAACCTGTTCAGGGTGGAACCTGTGTAGCGGGAATAGTGAACTAACAGTAGCTATAGATAGACGATGGGTTTGGTTGGGAGATTCAGCGTGAGTAAGTGGTGAGCGCCAAACCGTTGCAGGCGTTTAATGTCGCATCGAAAATGAAGTGCAGCCATCCTTACTTTGTACAGATACATGGACATATAAGTGGCGGAATAGATAGACGCGATGCATGAGCCTAGGAGAAGTCCGACCGGACTCGCCGCCCCACTACTCAAATGTGTGGGCATGCAGGGTGACTATACGAGTTACGACAAGATGGACCGGCTATATTCCGTTCCTACGTCTCGTCAAATCCCTGCCTTATATGTTCAAACATGGCTACATAAGTAATGCCACAACCTATACCGTAAGATCTGGGAGTATAACGACTCTTATGTAGTTCAAAGCTAGAGCGTAGTAGTGCTGGTAGTAATTAAGACTAGTGGGGTGATTCCCCTGAAAGTAATCCGTATTCATCATTCATTACGGAACACGGTATTTGCTACTAGCACCATACGCTCTAGCCATGTATCTGTACAAACCCCTTACGCACAATGCGAGAGTGCGTAAGGAACGTGAAATTAAATCAAAAAAGGGAGGTATGTATGGAAGACAACTTTCTTATAAAAGAGTCGTTACAGATAGGTAATATAAACGGCCTAGAAGTTGCGCTTGAATTAGCAGAACTACAAAGAGAGACGGGAAAAGATATTGACTATCTTATCTACTCTCTGAAAGAACTCATAGAAGAACGCAAAGCAGCTCAATAAAGGTTTATTGGTCGGGAAGGTGGGCTCCAAGTAATCGCAGTGTGCCGATTGCCCACCTTCCCGACCCGTAAGAACTACGAAAGGTAGAACATGATCACATTTATAGAAGTAGAAATTAAGTCCTCAATTCATAAAGTTATAGTTTACAGAGTAAAAAAGTCGCCACTAAAAAACGGTATGACTGACGTTAGGATTTCTCCAGTGGGGACGGTATGAGTAAAGAAAGTATGAAGTTTGGCGACAAGGACTATTCGCTCGTCCCCGCACGATTAAAAAAGTTTAGAGAAGCGAACCCGAGGGCGTCAATCACAAGTAAGTCCGTTCGCTTCGATGACGGATCGGTAGAATTTACTAGCTACATCTTAAAAGATAAAGCCGACGAGTTTTCTGCTGATGCCGACGGACACGCTACGTATAATGCTGAAGAACTAAAAAAGCAGAAGTCACTCGAGAAGCTAGAGACAATTTCAGTTGGCCGAGCGTTAGCGAAACTAGGCTATCTTAACGACGGTCAGGTTGCTACGACTGAGGAGATGGAAGAGTTTGAAGCCTATCAGCTGAGTAAAGTTGACGAAGCGGGAGAAGCCATAAAGCGCGCTCAGAAGAGAGGCGATTTTGAAGCAATCCTATCAAGTCTGAACGCCGAGCAGCAAAAACAGCTTACCCCGATCGTGAAAGCTCGTATGCAGGAGCTGAAAGATGCTAAGTAATCCTATTTATGTGGAACAAGGCGCTCCCGAGTGGTTTCAGGCTCGCTTAGGTCGCGCTACAGCCAGTCGGTTCGGCGACATTATGGCAAAGATCAAAACGGGCGAACCGGCAAGTAGGAAGAACTACCGGGCTTTACTTGTCGCTGAAAGGCTGACTGGTATACGCGAAGAGACGTTTCAGTCTAGCGCCATGGCGTGGGGAACCGAAACTGAACCACTCGCAAGGCTGCGGTACGCGCTGAGCTCAGGAAACGATGTTAAGGAGTGTGGGTTTTTTGCTCACAACGACTTAATGGTCGGGGCTAGTCCCGACGGTCTTGTTGCTGAGGACGGACTACTCGAGATAAAGTGCCCAAACTCGGCAACTCATATCGAAACACTACGCAAAGAACTTGTTCCGTATCTGTATTACTGGCAAGTCATGGGGCAAATATGGATTACAGGACGCCAATGGTGTGACTTTGTTTCTTTTGACCCGAGAATGCCAGCGAATGCACAATATTTTTGTACACGGGTATGGCGCGACGAAGCGAAAGTAAAGCAGTTGCAAACCGAAGTGACAGCCTTTTTGGAGTCTGTCGATTCAGATGTGGCGTTTATTGAGAACTATAAAAAGGAAGACTGATGAAAAAACTAAAACAAATACTCGAAGTGATTTTATGGGCGGCAGGAATATATGTCGTCTTTTTCTTAATAGCAGTTTTATAGGAGGTAGGTGATGAGCGAAATATTGAAACATGCCGCCATTTTAGACGGCGTAACTCCTCGTGTTGACGGATCGCTAACGCTGCGTTTCGTAACTCAAGAGGTATCGAAACCCGAGATAGTGACAGCAATGGACTTCTACCAGAACTTCGGTTATTTGGTTTTTAAGAAGAACACCATTGATAGTGATGATGTTCCGAAGGGAAACGCATCGAGAGACGGAAAGTCACCATCACAGCGCCTTAGAGCAAGGCTTTATGTGTACCACCAAGAAAAGAAGATCGGAGCACCGGAAGAGTTTGAGTTGTGGTATGAACGTCAGCTCGAAAAGGTAGGTCAACAATATCTAGACGGATTGGAGAGATAGTATGCCAGTATCAGAAACGAGCAAAGAAGCGTATACGAAGATTCAGGATAAGTTGGGTGCAAAACAGATGGTTGTATTCGACACCATTCGTGAGCTAGGCAGGGCGACAAATGAGATGATTTCGGAGCACTTGAATTGGCCAATTAACAGGGTAACTGGAAGAGTTACAGAGCTGAAAAGGTTTGGCGTTATTGATGTCGAAGGCCTCGGGAAAAACAGGTCAGGCCACTCTGCTAAATTATGGTCTATTCGCGACCCTAACGACAAAAAACTACTTATCGACTGCGGGGAGTAACTATGGTATATCGACAAGGAAAAAACTTGGATACCATGAAGAGCGCATCATGTCCCGAGTGTAAATCAACACGACTCATACTCGGCAAAGGAAAACTGGTCTGTTCTGACTGTGGTCACATGATTGGTCGGACGATGAACAAGTACGGCGCTAAGCGAACTGAGTTCAATGGGAAGATCTACGATAGCAAGTTCGAGGCGTCTGTCGCGACTGAGCTTGAAACACGTAAAAGGGCAAAAGAGATTAAAGACTACGATACGCAGTACCGTGTTGAGTGTTGGGCGTACTGTGCCGACGGAACAAGAGCTTTCGTCGTGAAACATAAGGTAGACTTTCGCCTTCACCATAACGATGGAAGTTTCGAGTTACTTGAGGCAAAAGGCGTTGAGACTAGCGACTATAAGTGGCGCAGAAAGTGTCTTGAGGAACTGTGGCTACCGCTCAATAAGGATCATATTTACACGGTTGTAAAACAAGGTAGCCATCATGGGTAGCTTATCTGGTAAGCAGCGTCTTCAGCTTGTTGTGTTGTGGATTAAGCATGGCCGTGAGGGCGATAAGGAGGAGTTTATTAAAAAAGTATGTAAAGCGAAGGGTATTGAATATACGCCTCCGCCTCTGAAAATGGAGAGGAGATAACATGGCTGGAACTAGAGCGGGTGGCCTACGTGCCGCAGCTAAGAATATTGAAAACGACCCCAACTTTTACGCAAGGATCGGGGCGATAGGCGGTAAGAACAGTAACACTGGTGGGTTCGCGGCCAGGACGGAGTGTCATTGTGATGCTCTACCTCACCGACACCACAAGGCTCAGTGTGCTGGTAAAAAAGGTGGAGCCATCTCCCGCAAACATAAGAAGGTCCTATGACCGAGCTCTACCACCCCTCACCCTCCCAAGAAGCAGACGAAGAAACCACTGCCTATTGGAAACTAGTAGAACAAGACGCTCTTAGAGCACTCAATTACGCCAGAAAGATGCTAGGCCAACTAGCTTTGGAACATAACGAATTAACGAAAGAAGGAGAATAATATGGTAAAAGTAAAAGCAACAATCAAGATTCTAAACTACTTCAGCGGAAGTGTTTTGTTTGAATCAGAAAAAGAAACTATTAAGGAAGCAGTGCAAGATGCTGATCTGCAAGATGCTGATCTGCGAGGTGCTGATCTGC